CACGATAAAAGGTATCGACCTGGAGTCTATGCGACTGTGCTATGCCGTACTCACCTACAGTAAATGGATAACAACGAATGACATCATCGAAGTCTTCACTAATGAGCATGGCTCCTGTACCAAAGACAGCGAGTTCTTCATAAACTGTTTGGAGTGAGTTGTATAAATTTGATCTTGAGAATATATCTCTCATGGTCTTCTCTACTGAGAACAACCATTGCTTTACATCAGACTGTTCCATCAGCGCTGACTCAGGTGTTGCTAATCTAAACCAAGGCCTGGCTGGTGAAGTAATACCGCTCATCATTCCAGCGGATAGAGTTCTTACCGCCATTGATCCAGTTGAGTCAATGATCTTGTTATTCTTTTTAGAGCCGTCATTACTCTTTGAGGTTAAGAATCGTCCACGCCTGGGCATGATGAACTCACTCAGCTCTTCCCAATGTCCGAAGTAAGTAGAGCGCTCATCCTTGATGTCCGTCCATCGTCTCATGTAATCCATTGTCTTTGCCACTACTAACTCCCTAATATGGTTTTCTTGTTTGCTTTGTTGTAATTGTTAAGCGCACTCATAATTGTTTTGCCGCCCTGGACTGCTGATGCATTTGGTGTCCTGTTAGCTTGCCTTGAACCATAACTATCTGCTCTTCTCATCGTGTTACGATCATTTGTCTGTTGCGTTGTGACTGCTGCTCTTCTGCCTTGAGGCGTAGCTGCATCGTTATGAGGATTAGCTCCGCTTGTTGCTTGAGCAGTCGTTTTAACTGGTGGTCTATAACCTCCCGCTGCTATGTCTGCTGATGACTGTGGGCCACTCCCTGAACCTCCTCCTCCAAAGAAACACATACTAAGCTCCTAATAAAGATTTACGACCAATGTCAGCTTCAGCCATTAAACCTCTTGGCCCTGTCAATATCGTTGACTTGCGACCTTGTAATTGTGCTGCTGCCTTCTTCTCCCCTTTCCTTACAGACTTAACTGCCTCACTTGCCTGAGTTGGCGGAGCTGCTGGAACTTCAACTGGTGGTGGGGGTGGTGGCGGAGGAGCCGCTCTTCTTCTACTACACATAATATCTCCTATTCAAATGGATCATAATCAGCCATGACAGCCTCTTCTTTAAAACCAAAGTGTCCTATCTTTTTGGCTGCTACTGGGTATGAGAAGGTTAGTGCCAGGGCATCGCCCAGGTCAGGTGACCTTCCACCTCGTTTCTTAATGTCATCCTTACTCTCAAGCTGCATTCTGTTTGAGTTGTCGAACTTGTAAAGGGGTACACATAAATCTGTTTTTAAATCGGTATTGTTGGGTAAGGCCCCACCATCATCAAGCCATATGCGAATGTTGTCCCACATCTCTGAGCGCTTGTTGTTGTAGGTTGGGTTAAGTGCTTTACCGCCAAAGTTAACTTCAGTCACAAAGTAACCCAGCTGCCTAAGACGATCAATGACACCCTCACCTCTTCCTGAATCAATAAAGACTGCATCAGGCTGCCAATCGTTAATTGTTTGCGCGACCATGCCAGCCAATGTCATGTTGTCTATGTCATCAAATATCTTTGGCTCGAAGGCTGCAAGGCCCTGGCGTTTCTGTATCACACTTCTATCACTACCAAAGCGAGCGACATCCACTCCCAGTATCCTGGCCGAGCCTGTTATGTCTGCCTCAGTCATCTTCTTAGCAGCAGCATCACTTACCTTGTCGATCGTGATTAGTGCGTTGTCCATTGAAGCGCTGAAGTCACATAAGAATTCACGCCTGTACTGGTTCTCTGCCATTGTGTTGCGAGCCATCTGAACCTCTTCATCATCCAGGACATCAGTCTCATCAACTCGATACATACCCGCGTACCATTCAGGGTCTTGTTGAGCGTATTGATAAAGATCATAAAACTGATTGAGTCCTTTAGGCGTTCCAATAAATAAGCACCAGCCCTTGTGGTGGACATCGGTTAAAGCTGGACGAATAATCTCACTCCAGGTCTCAGGTCTCATGTCAGCAACCTCATCCATCACTACACCATCGAAGTATAGTCCACGCATAGATTCACCATTGTCAGAGCCATATAGCCTTATCCTGGCTCCATTCGGAAAATCGATAGCAGACTCAGACTCATTCGCTTTTGTGCCTGGTATGTTCAATGTGAATCGTTTCAGGTAGTCCCAGGCTACTTGCTTGGCTTGTTTCTGATACGGAGCTACATAACCAAACCTGAGGTTCTCACGCTTAGTTCTTACAGCTGCATCAATCAAAGTATTAATAGCCAGGTAGGTTTTACCAAATCGTCTATGACACACCAGGACAGAGAATCGCTTCAGGTTCTTGTGTATCTCTTTCTGATACTTATGAGCTACATAATCTGTCTTATGCTTAATTATCACCCTGGTAACCTTCTTCGTCTTGCTCGCCTGGATAGTGATCAATACCTGTATCCATAACAATGGTTATATTGCCTTCGTTCTTCACTTCTTGCTTATCAGCCCACTTGAATCTATTCTTCATATTCATGTACCAAAGCGTTGAGTTAAACTGCCTATCATCCAAAGAGATTCTGCCTTTCCTTTCCCACCATGCCTGGGACAATTGAATGCCCCTTTTTATGGTCTCCGAAAACTCTTCATTTTCTTTCTTCCATCGGTAGAAGGTATCATTAGATATATCAAGCACAGCAAGGACTTCCTGTTGTGAAGCTCCCTCCTTCATCAGCTCAAGGACAGTCTCACACATTTCTTTCTTGTACTTAGTAGGTCTGCCCATCTCTCTTACCATTTTTAAGTTCATGCTCAATCAATCTGTTGGCGTACCAAACAATCTTTCTTAGTGCTTTGATGCCGCCCTTCTCATTCTTCTCTGAGTATCGAATGGCATACTTGATCACATTGCCCATGAAGAAATTACAATCAAAAGCCAGCATAATATCGCTAAGCTCCATCCCCTTACCTTTGTAGTAAGAGGGACTAATCTCGTTATCCATAACTAGTATCCTTTTCTTTTAGAAGGTCTCTTAGTCTTGGGTTTTTTCATCGGTTTTTTAGTCATAACTAGACTATAACCCAAGTTCTGCAACTTACCTTTTGTTTGCATATTTCAGATGTGCATATGCCATAGATAGGGAATATATCCCAGGATAATGCCAATGAGCATTCCATCCCAAAACTTACTGGACTTTCCCTTAAAGTATTCGATGCCAAAATCTAAGCCAGGCTCAAAAGGTTTATTCAGACTTCGCCATTTTGCTGCTGACAGTCCTTTTCGTATTGTTACTTTTGCATCAGGTTTTAATTTTTTCATTTAATCCTCTCTTGGTAAATAAACTAAAACAAACACACCGCAGTTTGGACAAGACAAATTAGTTACCATCATGTGATCATCGTCATCATCCAAATCATGGTCTCCACCCCAAATTAATTCATCGAGGCAATGCCAACAATTCATAAATGTGGATACAAGTTATCGACCAGCCTTTGGACAGAGTGCCTTCTATCCAGTTCTATTCCATGCTCACGACCAATCTTTTCCAGCTTCTTTTTATCCAGCTGCATTAACTTTTCTTTATTACGCGAGTTAGATAAATGTGGTTTGTATTTTCTATTCCAAAACATATTGACTCCTTTTCATTATTCAAAAACTTTTCTGACTCCTAAACCCACTTGGGTTCGGCTTCTGTAATTTACAATTAAACTTATGTTTTCAGGGGTACACTCAAATTTCTTAGCTATCTCTTTAACTTTCATACCACCTTCTCTTAACAATCGAATTAACTCAACATCCTGATCAGTCAGTTTTGCATTGTGATGTGTTTCACCAACACGAAACCCTGGGCCACGATTTGTTTGACCAGTTGTAGAGACTTTTCTCCATTGACGCAGCAATGCCTGACGAGGTAATCGCTTACTACTAAAAAACCAGGTAGGTACTCTAAATCTAATCAATGAAACTTTGCCTTATCTGATCTTTTGTAAGGCATGTCAGTTCGATCAACATCAAGCTCATACTCTTTTAAAAAATCGGTTACATCATCATGCGCTTCATCGACCTCTATGCCTTTTTCTTCAGCATAAAGAATTAAAGCAGCAATGTATCTTTCGTTAATATCGTCATCAATTACAAATATTTCTCTGTCCTTGTCAATCAATCAGTCACTCCAATAGCTGCCCAATACAAATCATCAGGTCTTGGCAAAACATAATCTAATTCAGTTGATGAAAATATTTCTACAGACTCCAGGAAGGCTGCAAAATCTCCAACAGATAGTTTTGATGTTCCTTTGATTTGAGAAACCTCAACTGTTCCAGCCTGGTTCGTAAACTCATCTCTACCCAGGAACCTATCTTGCAGCAACAAAGCGCATTGATCTTTTGAATACCCTATGTAATCAGCCAGCAAGCCAACCCATGACCAATAAAGCCTGTTTTGTTGTTGCGACCTAGTTTGGTTGCGCTCATCTGTAATTTCGATAAGTGCCTTTTGGCCTGGGTTTTTAGCGAAATGAGATACAATCATGTTAGCTGCCATCTCATTAGCTTTCATAGGTGTATCTCGATCCACTATTATTTTCATAGTCTTAGCTGAATCCTAATAGATTTGATAAGACACCTAAGACAACAATCACTCCAATAGCTGCTAAAGATTTGTTAGCTTTGGCCCATGTTATTGCTTTGTTAATGTAGTACATAGTCACTCCTTTGGTTAAAGTTAAAGTAATCCCTTTTCATTAAAACGATCTATAGTTCTTTGTTGTCCCCTTCTAAACATCAGCTCCATCCATTCAGGTTCAATGTCATGGCTTCGCTGACCATCCAACGCCTGGTGACAGGAATAGCACGCTATGGCTGAATTAAGATCATGTGCTTTTTTTCCCATTGATCTATTTGGAAGGTGTGCCAAGACTGTGGTCTCTGTCCCAGGCAAACAACCTGGAAGGCGAACTGTGCAATGCTCACCTTGAGCTGCTTTTCTAAATTTAGACATTAACTGTAAGCTTCTTGGTTAATTGTTCTAACTTAGGAGCAGCATCTGAATGAACAACTGTTTTCTTGTATTCAATCTCTTCCAAAGCTTTTTGTTTTTGCTTGTTGTTTTGTTCTGCCTTCCAAGCTATACCTCTCATTACCTTTAATAACTTTGGTATCTTTGGTGGAAACTCATTGCCTTCATCAGATATTTTGTTTAAAGCTTCATTCCAACAATGCACCTCCTCCACTCTTAGCCTTTGTAATTGACTTGCTAAAAAAATCCAAGTCTCAGGCATTTCATTGTTTTGAGCTTTAGGTGTTGCAAATCCATACTCCATCTCCAAGCGTGTATAAATCTGTGAAGCTACTCGAATATAATCAATTGGATCATCCATGTTGTAATCTCCTCTTATTCTTTTGATTTAACATTTCTTCTATTTCTTTCATACTCTTTGGTGCTGGTATAACTTTGCCACCCATCTGTTGATTAATTTGTTTACTCATCTGTGCATGTGTTTTAGGTTTAGCATTGAATTTTGTTAACCAGCCTTTAGTCACCCAAGTTCTAAAAGCCGCTTGTAAATCTTTATAAGGCTTTCGCGTTTGGTTAGTCACACCATCTTTAAACTGCTGGACTGCCATATGTAAAACTTGATCTGTTACTGAACCATATTCATTACTTACAGTTCTTAAAGAACTTTCATTTGGATAAAAATTTTCTATAAGAGAAGAACTATTAGAACTTGGAATATTAACTTGGTCATTTTCGACCATAGGGGCCTGGTCATTCTGAGCCATAGGGGTATGGTCATTTTCAACCATAGGGGTAGATAAACTTAGAAATCTCTTATCAATTTGCTTTGATGCTTCCTTGTAGGTTACCCTTCTGTTGACGAATCCTTGCCTTGCTAGGTTAGCTATCCACTTGCTTACAGTTCCTGTAGAAACATCATACAAGTCTGCAAAATATCTATTAGTTGCCCAGCACTCTCCAGTTGCATTTGATAAAGCTGTTATCTCTGCAAACATAAGTTTTTCCATTGGCTTTAATACTTTTGAGTATCTAACCTCTGCCGTTAATACAGCGTAATAAGCTGGCTGCTCTTTCATACAATTCCCCATATACAAAAATTAAAGTAACCTTCGCCGCGCTTAATAATCTTCTTCACTAAATTGATCTCAAGAAAGCGGTTATCGTTACATCCGTACTTCTTCTCAATAATGTCCAGGATTGGCTTACAGACATTGTCCAGGTCTGCATTCTTAGCCA